GGATCAAACAAGCACACGACTGGGGATGTCCCTCCCCATTCAGGATCTACGGAACAGCTGCACAACGTAAAGGTTATTGGGGGCAGCATCACTCATTTGTCATCGTCACTAGAGAGTCCTTGAAGCGCGACATAGCTAACAAGTGGGTCGACCCAAGCATCTACCGTTGCATTATAAGCGACGAGGCTCACAAGGATTCCAATAGACGTACACAGAACTTCCGTCAACTGAAACAGCTCGCCAGAGGCGCCCAGTACATCTTCCTCGCTACAGGGTCGGCTATGAGGAAGGGACCTCCTGGCATCTGGGGCCTGCTGAACGTCTTGAACCACAGTAAGTACAGTTCCTACTGGAGATTTGTGGAAACATACTGCATAGTCAACAAGGACGGGATGTGGGGATGGGAGATCGAGGGGATCAAGGACGAGAAACTGTTCAAGATGGACATGGCGAACATCATGATCGCGCGTACAAAGAAGGACGTTCGCCCTCACATGCCTCCTAAGGTACGTGACGTTGACAGCAACGTGATCTCAATGCAGGAGGCACAGTTAAAGCTGTACAACAAGATGGCCCAAGACATGCTCGTGAGCCTCCCCAGCCAGGAGATCTTGCTAGCTCAAAACGCTCTGACTCAACTCTTGCGGCTCCGTCAGTTGCTTGTCTGCCCGAAAATCCTTGACCCAGAGTTGGAATATGGCGCATCCATTGAACGGCTTATTGAACTACTGGATGACGCGACCGATCAACACATGGTCGTCTTCAGTCCATTCACTGCGGCCCTGCCTTATGTACGCAGCCGCCTCATTGATGCAGGATTCAGTGACAAACATATCGTACAGCTCTCCGGTGGATTGTCCTTTCAGGACATCATGCAACGCATTGCTCACTTCAGGGCAGTACGTGGAATTGCTCTCTGTAGCATCCGATACGCTGAGTCGTTTGATCTCACACCGGCCACGTGGGCTGTCTTCCTTGGATATGAGTGGGACGCATGGGACAATCTGCAAGCTGAGGATCGACTTCACCGAGGAGAAATCGCGGACCCGATCAATCTGTACTACATTCGGCATGTGCATGGCGTTGACACCGAACTCATGCTTCCCGCACTCGATACGAAAGTCAACAACGCAATGTCGTTTCTCAAAGACATCGACAAGGTGCGGAAAGCGTTGCAAGCAGCAAAGGCTACCAAACAGTGAGTAACCCTCGAGAGTTCATATGCGAAGGATGCGGATTAACAGTTGTAACGTTCGGTCCTACAGGACACCAAATGTGCGCAGTCTGCGAATGGTGCTGTGACTGGATATCTCCTAGCGAGATCATGGAGGTCCGTAGACGGTCCGAGCCTGGAGGATGGCAGAGTGAGAGGAGCTTACGGCGTAAGTAACTACGACCGTGGCAAAAAAATCTTATGGTCGACCACAATTTGACCTCTAGATTATCCTATGTGCTTTGTGTTATAATAAGGCATTAAGAAGCAAGCAAGCTAGCCTAGTAAGGAAACGTAATGGATGAGCACATCGAGCTTGAAGAGCCCTTATATGATCGGCATGAGGGACGCGTCGGTCTATCTCCAGACCGCGTTGCCATTATCCGTACCTCCGATCGTATGGTATTCAGGCGTTGCAGACGTAAATTTAACTGGTGGTACATTCACCGCAACAATCTCACTAGGAAGGAAACCCCTGGTTACTTTTGGTTTGGAACTGGATTTCATTTCGCCCTGGAAGACTACCATGGCTATCGACGTTTCCCCACTCCAGGGGACGCGTTCCTAGCTTACGTGGACGCCTGCAAACGTACCCGAGGGTTCCCACTCCCTGACGACCTGGACGAGCTCACACAGCTCGGGACGGGAATGATGGAGTACTATGAAGATTGGCTCCAGACGAGGGATCCGATGGTTACGCTCGAAGTGGGCGGAGTACCTCAGGTGGAAGTCAATTTCGAAATACCAATACCTTTGGACCCGAACCTTCTGGCTAGATATGGTTTTGATCGTGCTGTGTACGTCGGCACTATTGATCGTGTGGTTATTGACGACTACAACCGCTTATGGTTAGGAGACTACAAGACCGCAAAAACAATCCAAACGGATCACTTGGATACCGACCCACAAATATCGGCATACTGTTGGGCTGCGCAGCATATCTACAATCTACCTGTCGCAGGCTTCTTTTATATGCAGTTCAAGAAACAGGTGCCACACGAGCCCTCGTTCCTCAAGAGCACAGGGTCGTTCAGCGTAGCGAAGAATCAGGATACCACGTACGCCTTGTACAGAAAGGCCCTCATAAACTTGTATAGCACATTAGACCGAGCGCCGACGCCTAACGTTCAGTTCCTCAATTGGCTCAGCACTCAGGAGAACGAGAAGGCAGACGCTCACATCAGGTTTACTGACGTTGAGAGGAACCAAAACCAGATTGAAGCGGAAGGCCTCAAGATCCTCCAGGAGGCCACAGAAATGCTGAATCCGGACCTGCCGCTATATCCTAACCCCACTCGGGACTGTGTGTGGGACTGCGGATACCGGACTGCTTGCATAGAAATGGATAGCGGCCTTGACTGGGAACAAGAGCTTGAGCTCACCACAGTTGACAGAGAAGAGGAACAGACACAATGGAGAACGAGACTCAGGTACCCGGAGGTGGATCAGCCACCGCCACGGATCCACAGGCTACGCCGACCGAACCAGCGCCACCTCCTCCGAGTTCGTTGAGGGATGGTGCTAACGTCAGAGCAGCGGGCGGCAGTGCTGTATCGACAACTGCTCCGCCGAATAAGGTTAACATCGGTCAGACTGGAAGCGGTCAGAAAGCGGCGACAAATCCTACCACTGCTGCTGTCACTCAACCTGCAGGTACGCCCCAAGCTCCCGCGTTCATCATACCGACGAAGCGTGCTCCGCTGCCTTACATCAAGGCCCTGTTCTACGGAGAGTATGGTGCTGGAAAGACGTATCTATGCGGCACGTCTGTGTCAGTAGAGCCTATGAATGATGTGCTAGTGATCTCCGCTGAAGGAGGCGACCTCACACTATGGGATCCTGAGGGTAAGCATCCGTTCGAAAAGATCGACGTCACTAAGGTGACAGACTACAAGACGGTTGCTCGTGTGTACGATTTCCTGAAAGTCCACTGCTCGATCCGGGACAATGTGGACGAGGAATCCGTCGCTAGGCTCAAACGGCTGCAGAAGATCGTGATGCCGGACATGGAGGACTCCGAGCGCATACGAAGGTACCGGACCGTCATCATCGACAGCCTGACAGAGGTTGAAGTGTACTGCATGAACCAACTGACGGGAGTGAACAATGAGACCAAGATGGATGAAGAGGTCTCTCCTGCCGAGTGGCCGCAGTACAGACAGCAGCACACTATGGTGCAGCGGATGATTCGCAACTTCAGGAATCTCCCAATGCACGTACTGTTCACAGCTGCCAGAGGTTACATTCAGGACGAGCTGAAACGCCAGTTGTTTAGCCCCATGATGACTGGTAAGCTCAGTTCACAGATCCAGGGCTTTATGGACGTTGTGGGATACCTCGTCCTAGGCCAAGCAGAATCGGACGACACAGCCGCACCGCGGAGGCTGTACGTCCGTCCTACAACTCGCTTCGCCGCGAAGTGTAGGTTAACGCCTTTCCGCGGAGCCTTCTTCGACGACCCGTCAATGGAAGCTATACTAACCCATACGGGACTGTTGAGGATGCAGGCCACTAAGTCAGTACGGCCTGTAACTAACGTCGCGTAACTTGACTAACTCGACTAACTCTACTCTAACCCCTAAGTCTAGGCCTTAACGGCGCTAGCAAAGGAGCAAACAATGTCAGGAACTACCTTTGAAGAGGACCGGTATGGGATGGAGACGGAGGACTCCGGCGAAACCCTATACGTGTCCTTAGGTGACGTCGACGACTCCGGTTTCAAGCCGGTACCTCGTGGCATCTATGATGTCACTCTGGCTCAGCTTGACTTCGGGTTCAGCCAGCGTAGCAACAACCCGATGTGGACTTGGGTGTGGGAGGTAGAAGAAGGCGAGCATGCTGGTCGCAAGTTCTTCTATCACACCGTCTTCAATGAGGGTGGCATGCCGAGAGTGAAGCGCACCCTTGCGCGGATTAAGACGGACGACGGCTATGAGGCCGAAGTTCTGAGCTCTCCTCGGTTCTCTCCTGAGCAGGTGGCTAACGAGGGGCGTCTGCTTGGAGCGCGGTGCCGTATCCGAGTCGACATCCGGAGGTATGATGGCCAGAACCGCAACAACGTGAGGGACAATCTTCCTCCAGGTGGAGCGAGCGGCGGACAGAGCGGCTTCGCCGGCGTCTAACGACACCACAACTGCAGGGGACCAAAAGTCCCCTGTTCTTTTTTACTTGGGAGCAAGACAAA